GTATCCGGATTCGTATTCGTATTCGCATTCGTATTCGTAATCGTATCCGTATTTGTATTAACCCTTCTAGCGGGTATAGTCTGACTCGTATCTCTGTATGTACTCATAGTCAATAATTACTATAATAGAGCTAGAAACAAAAAAATGGAAAAAGCAAATTCGTTAAAATCTTAAATTTACTTAGTAGACTTCTTATTAGATTTCTTAGGAGACTGAATTTTCTTATTAGATTTCTTAGGAGACTGAATAGTAGATTTCTTAGTAGACTTAATATTCTTATTAGACATGATATTAGACTTGCTATTATAGCCGCCCTTAGTAATAGGTTTATTGATATTATATCTATCTATAGATCCAACACTAGGAGTAGTAGTAGAAGCAGAAGGTTTCGTTAATGTTATTTCAACCCAAACATCAATAGCCTTCTGTTTAAAAGATTTATTATCAGACTTAAGATAATCAAGATTTCTTGGGAAGAAAACTATTTTAGTACCTGTACTTGGACCTGTACTAGTATCGGAAGAGATGAAAGCGAAAATGCCATCATGTTTTTTGCCAGTAATTGTTTTAGAAGCAAGAGTATTTTTAATACTGGAAGTAGATAAATCATGAAAGATTTTACTCTGACTATTTGGTTTTGCTTCTTTGAAAGCATCAAGAGTGATATTAGGTAATTCACTACCACCGGAAGTTTTTTGGATAGCATAATAAGTTTCGATATCATGTTGTATATTGGTAGGATTGGGAATAATACCAGAAGATTGTATGTATCTAAAGAATTTGTTCTTCATGGATCCAAGGAAAATATCGAAAACATCAATTTGAATATGGGTATTATCATCAGAAGGAGTAGTAATAGCAGCAGCAGCAGCTATGGCAGCATCAGCAACATGTTTAGCTGTGGCACCAGCAACAGCAGCAGTAACAGCAGCAGCAGCAGCAGCAGCAGCAGCAGCAGCAGCTTTGGCAGCAGCAGTACCAGGACCAGCCTTAGCAGCAGCAGCAGCTACATCCTGAGGAGTAGCAGCAGTATCAGCTGCAGCCTCAGCAGCCTCAGCAGCCATATTATTAGGGCTATTAGGGCTATTTTTAATAATGGCCAAAATAGCATTATTAATCTTTTGTTGGTTTTCATCACTAGTACCACTAGGAATATCAACAAATCCGAAAACTCTGCGTTTATGTCTAATATATATTCTGTTATCAGGTTGTCTAGGGCCTTTGCTAATGAGTGGTTTTTCTAATTGGTGTAGAACTTCACTTAACTGCTCTGGTGTAGCGTTTCCAAGCAGTTCAATAGCTGCTTGCTTAACAGAATCATCAACACTAATATATTTCAATAACGTATCATCCCCAATACGATCTAATTTACTACCTTGCGAAAGCGAAAACCACCCTCCTTCTTCGATATTATTAGCACGCTTTAAAATGTATACAGGCTTTTCTCCTGTAAAACTAAGAGATGTAGTACTAGAAACAGCAGGTATACCAGATGATGCCATAGTAAGCTTTAGTATAGAAAAAGATAAAAAAGGTAAAAAATGAATTTATCTAGTAGTAGACTGTGTTTTTTTTTTCTTCTTAGGGGGCGATTTTTTTTTGCGATTATATTTGGCACCTCCAGTCGTGGTATTATCGGTTAATGCATTCATAGTATAAGATTTCCAGTTACTAACAGTTAATTTATTACTCTCGATTTTCCCTTGACATAGGATGATAGTTTCTTCTTGATAATCATGGTTTTTATCATTGAATGTCATAGCAGCAGATCTGAATGTGTCATTGAAAAACTTGTTAACACCTGTTCTATTGTCATTATGTACGATATGTTTATCATAGAGTGCATACATTTGTTCACCCGCTTTAAGCTTAGGAAATGGTTGATTTGTTTGTAGTCTATTAATAGGTGGTATCGGCTTACTAGGGTCAGCACCAGTCGTAGGTTTTTCAAACATACCCTCAATGTCAGTAATCTTATCTGGGTCTAATTTTTTAATTTGATATAGAGAATCTTCGTTATTTCTATCCTTAACTTTCTCATGAATACCATGCACAATGTCATGATGTACGACATTATTAATAGCGGAATTATTATTACCCATCCTATACCTTTATTTACCACTAAGAGATTAAAAAAAGTATACCCCTTTATTCAGATCGGGATTTTTAGTAAATTTCATCAGGATTCATTCCGATAAAAATCCCGAAAAACGTTAAAATCGGGATTTCACAGCGTTGACCCGATGAGATTTCTCTGAAATCCCTAGTGGGAAAAAATCCGGAAAATAAAAGCCCACTGCCTCCGCCAAGACGATTTTATAGGTTTGCCGATAGCATCCAAAAAAGAATCCCGATAAATGCCAAGACGTAAATCCGAGTGTTGGGAAGATGAAATCTGTAAGAACAATCAGAGTTTACGAGTGGAATACGGCGAGAATGAATAGAATATAGAATGAAATCCAAACACCTGGGATATAGCAGAAGGGGATAAGATAGTATAGAATACAAGGGATGATAACAAATCGAGTGAAACCAAGTGGGTATTTGTATGCTATTTTGGTGATAATACATAGAATATGATAAATAGATTGCAATACGAAGAAAGCAATCAATGCATAAACAATTCGTTCAGGGATAGAAAGATGCATGTTATACTAGAATATGACTACAGTTGGTATTAAAAATAGAGAAACATCCAATTTTACTGAAAACCTCATGAATATCATAAATAAGGCATATGTGGAAAGCGTAATCTAAATGGGAACGAAGGATCCATCTTTTTTGATATACTTACCGCCACGAGGTCCAATATAGACGATACGATTGCGTCCATGGACAACAACTCGGTTGGCGGAAGGTTGTGGTGTTTTGGATTTGCTGCCTCCAACATTTCGTTTTTTCGAATTCAACTCACTAATAATTTCATTTATACCAGCTAATTGACCGCTGATATAATTAAAGTTTTTGGCCCAGGTAACCTTGTATTTTTCTCTATATAATACATCGTTAACTGTATTCATAGAACTAAACACGTTTCGTAGTTGTGTGTACAGTTGTAAACGTTCGGTTTTTTTTGTTGTTTGTTTAATCTGTATTAGTAGAGCCTTTTTTCGGTTTACTAAATTTAAAAGCGTTTCTGGTGTTGTATTCTGTTCCATATTAATTTATTCATAGAATAAGTTTTGTATACATATGAAACAAATATGTTTTGTATGGTTTTATTCCTGAGCACTGAATTGTGCCAATAAGACTTGATGAAATTCTCGATCGATATTGACGAGTGAGATGATATCTTTATCGAGTTGTGTGAGATTACACTTGGAGTTGGATTTGATAATTTCGAGGACATTGTTTTGTGTGGTTTTGCGTTGAGCATTGGTAAGACCATTGTATTGGGTTTGGTAGATGGCTTCAAAGCGTCGTGCTACAGCATCATCATCTGATCCGTTTTCGAGTAATTCATCGTCTGTTTTACCGTGACAAAACGGTTTGAGTTCGAAGGCTCCAATGAAACGATAATACTCTTCAATGGATTGGATAAACATGTTATGATCAAAGAGTCGGATACCGGATTGACTGAGTTTGCGGATGAGATATAGTTCATATTTCTCGAGATAATACTCTATAATAGTATGAATGAGATGTTTGAGACCATTGTTAAGAAGGTATTCATCCCATTGACCACTATAGACTTTGATCCGTTTTGATTTAGAGTCATAGATCACATTCATTTCTTCGAAGAATTCGTTTCGATGTTCACCGCGAATGACTTTGGTGAGTTTATTCACAATGCCCATGAAATCGTCTTGATGGAGAGGGTCATATCTATTACCATCTTCAAGACATTGAATTTCCTTTGCGTAACAGTTTCCGATACGATCCTCAAGACATTTGATCTCGACTTTACAATAATCGGTGACCTGAGTGAGTTTCTGAACCGGATCGATAGTAGAGAGGAAGTTGTTCATATTTTGAAAGTTGTTAATGGTTTGATTGATGGTAGGAGGGGGAGGAGCAACGGGAACCCGATAAATGCGATTAGCGAGAATGTATTCTTTAATATCATCGGTGAGAACAATGTCTACAGCAACGGCTGGACAGGGTTTCTTCTTACCATATAAATGAAGTTTCATATGGCCTTTATGTTTTGTTCCGTAGCCACATCGGGTACAAGTGTAATCTTCTTTGCAAGACATCTTTCTTAATCACTACTATAAAAATAACCTTTAAGTCCTTTTGACGGAATCTGACGGAAATTGACAAAATCTGACGGAAATTGACAAAATCTATAAATGTATTAAAAGCAAATGTTAGTATTAAAAAAGTAAAATTGGTATTAAGCAGGTACCTAGAGGTTTTGACCCCCCCCCCTAAAATTTTTTTGACCCTTGGGTGTGGGACGGGTCTGAGTAGCGTTAATGAATGAAGTAAACATAAAATGCTAAAAAATGCTGAAAAATGTTAGAAACTGCCAAAATCTGCCCAAAACTGCGGCACCTGCAAAAAACTGCAAAAAACTGCAAAAATAGGCAAAAACCTGCAAAGATTATGTAAGGGAGTGGCTCCGCCACTTGGTGGGCTATCGCCCACAGACCCCCTGACGGGGGTCTACCCTCCGCCCCCTGCGGGGCTCCGGGCGCGCCCAAAACGTGTTTTTCAACGCAAATCACAAAAAATGGAAAGTAAAGCGTGATCATCTATCCATATCACATGGAAACCCATATCTACTTTACGACTCTGATGGAGGCTCCGTTGGCAGAGCTAACGAAGAAACAGTACCGTCACAAGCTATTAGGATTAGTCGAGATGACGAATAAGTCATTCGAATGGATCATTGATCACCCAGAGGAGATTGTTGAATCTATCAAAGCGGCTCACGATGCACCGCAGACACAAAAAGCGTATATCGCAGCAGTGAAAGCGATGATAAAACACAACAAAGACACGATAACTCTTCATCCAGGAAAATGGAAAACATGGCAAGAGCTTTTTAGCGAAATTGATAATAAGATTGAACAAGCCTATATTGATCAACAAGCGACTGCGAAGGAACAGGCCAACTGGGTGTCTTGGGACAAAGTTTTAGAAAAAGAACAAGAATTGGCCCGCACATCTTACGCAAGCAAAGACCATCTTCTGTTAGCGATGTATAGCTTGATAGAGCCAATGCGTCAGGATTATGGTGCAGTAAAGATTTATGAAGATGAACCCGATGTGGAAGAAGGAAATTACATTGTAATGAGAGAAAATCCGAGAGTAGTTTTACAGGAATATAAGACGGCAACTGCGTACGGAAAAAAAGAGCGAATGTTACCGGAAGTTTTAAAACGTATTATCGAAAAGAGTTTAGAGTCAAATCCTCGACAATATCTGTTTGTGAGCGTGGATGGCCAACCATATAAAGATAATAGCTATACCCGTTTTGCAAATCGAACATTAGAAAAAGTATTTGGAAAGAGGTTTACGGTGAGTATGATGCGGCATAGTTTTGTAAATACAAAGGATTTTAATGATACAAATGGAGTATTTAAGAACGCAAAACTGTTGGGACATTCTGTCAAAGAGCATTTGTTGTACAAAAAGAAGATTGAAGATGTTTAATGTTTCTAGTGAAATGATACATAAATTCTTTTTCATAATATGTGACATGTCACATATGTCACAAAAAACTGATTTAAAGATAATCTATCCATATACATAAAAGATGACCACCCTTCAAGAAACGATTGATATCGCGGAGACTCTGTACCAACGTCTAAAAGCCTCCTCAAATGGAAAACAAGTTGACAATGTGACAAATCACTTGATTGCTTTGATAGAGTCGCATGGATTCACTGACAAAACCCAATCGTCTATGCCCTTTTGGGACTCACTCGTAAATGACAAGAGTTTCTTCGAGAAGGCAAAGATGCCTAAGAAGTGGGGAAGCGATAGCAGTTACGGACATGGTATGGAATCAATGATGAAGATCATGCAAGAACCGAAAGTGAAAGAGGCATTGGTGACAGCGTGGACTGAAACGGGTTATAAAAAGGGTCTCGAAGAATGTGACAAACACCGTAAGTCCTTCTTGAAAAATTACAAGAAGGTCCGCCGAGACGTGGAATCAGAAAGCGTCAAGCCAGAAGAATTAACAGGCAACGAAGAGAATGAATCGATTACAATGGAGGATATAGAGGAAGCATCGCCTGTACCATCGGAAGTAGGTGACGTAACTAAATTAATCCCAAAGAAAAAACAGCGAAAGACGGTAGTAGTATTGGAACAGCCTATTGAACAAGCCTCTTCAACAGAGGTAAACCTAAAAGCGGAATTAGCTCGAATTCGCGATCATGTGGAGTATACAAAAAAACTGGTAGAACGCTGTATGAGAGTGGATAATAAAGAAGTGACGATGTTTGGCTTGGAAACGATTATGGCGGAACTGTCTCGTATCTAGACTTTAGGAGGAGCGCGTTTTTTCTTAGGAGGAGTGATGAAGGCATAGACCATGTTAGTGGATTGACTATGTCCCATATCTTTCGCGATTTGTTTATGTTCACCAACAGACATATCATTATCCTGTTTGATTTTTGTAGAGTAACTATGTCGTAACGAGTTCAATGTGACATGATCACCGAACATCTTTTTGAGGGCACGGTTATTGAATTGTGTGAAGCTATTAGCGCTAGTATAGGGTTTGCCATCTTTCTGTGTGAGAAGATACTGCCGAGGATCGATTAGCAAGCTTTTTTTGATGATATTGACGAGCCGTGGGGGTATTTCTTTGGTCCAAGGCTGTAGAGCAGCCGCAGTTTTGAAGTCTTTAACATGAATAACAGGTTTAGATAGGGTCAAATCAATATAAGCATGATGATCCGTCTTAGGAGTGGTATCAGTTGGATCTTGGTATATATATACAGCATGATAATCTTCTTGACGACGCGGTGGTAAAAGCGTATAGATAGAGAGAAGGACATGATTACGACTCCCATATTCCTTACGGCTCATGATATCAACAGCCTTGGTGACAGAATCCCATTCAACACGAGCTCGTTCTTGGTTGTCAGTGGGGACGTTGCTTTCTCGTTGTTTGGTAATTTCCGAGGACAGAGGGTGATAGAGATCATACCAGGCTTTCCATACAGCAGGACGATCGGTCTTAATGCCGGCATGTTTGAAGATAGCGAGAAGAGAGGCACATGTGGTTTGGAGAGACCCAGGATTGGTGATGGAATGTTGGAGAGTCTTGAATGATGACTCGGGAGTGATCATGATTTCACAGAGAGTCTTGTCTGGGAGGAGCTTTTGGATGCGTTGAATAGAGAACTTATATGCAGCCTTAGTCTTATCAGAGAGTTCAGCCTTATCGATGCATTGAATATAGTGGGTGTCAGGACGAGATAGGCAGAATTCCTTATCGGTTGCCATAACATACTATAAAGGAAGATAGACTTTAAGTAGGTTAGACAGGGCGCTGCGACGCAGCGAAGCCCATGGTCGCTACGCGATAGCGGCTACGCCGTACGCGCCGTGGGCGCTTTTTGTCACATTGTCACAATTTCATTAATGTGACGGACGTTATATTCGCAAGTACATGTAAATTACGCGAAAATACCCATACGATGACACGTAACTACATCCAATATGTATAATTACCAAGCAAAATGTCACAAATACACAATAAATATGGTCGAACCTTACAAAACTGACGAGTACATACCAATAATGTGACAATATTTAACATGCAACATCAAAAAGTGACATAATTTCCTGTAAATATGACAAGAACGCCTGGAAAAGTGACATCGTCACATAGAAAAGTGACACATAAATAGACAACATACAGAAAAGTGACAATACCCAGAAAAGTGACAAATACCCGCAAATAAACACACTGTCACATATTGTCACTTTCTAGTACTAGAAAGTGACAATATGTGACAGTGTGTTTATTTGCGGGTATTTGTCACTTTTCTGGGTATTGTCACTTTTCTGTATGTTGTCTATTTATGTGTCACTTTTCTATGTGACGATGTCACTTTTCCAGGCGTTCTTGTCATATTTACAGGAAATTATGTCACTTTTTGATGTTGCATGTTAAATATTGTCACATTATTGGTATGTACTCGTCAGTTTTGTAAGGTTCGACCATATTTATTGTGTATTTGTGACATTTTGCTTGGTAATTATACATATTGGATGTAGTTACGTGTCATCGTATGGGTATTTTCGCGTAATTTACATGTACTTGCGAATATAACGTCCGTCACATTAATGAAATTGTGACAATGTGACAAAAAGCGCCCACGGCGCGTACGGCGTAGCCGCTATCGCGTAGCGACCATGGGCTTCGCTGCGTCGCAGCGCCCTGTCTAACCTACTTAAAGTCTATCTTCCTTTATAGTATGTTATGGCAACCGATAAGGAATTCTGCCTATCTCGTCCTGACACCCACTATATTCAATGCATCGATAAGGCTGAACTCTCTGATAAGACTAAGGCTGCATATAAGTTCTCTATTCAACGCATCCAAAAGCTCCTCCCAGACAAGACTCTCTGTGAAATCATGATCACTCCCGAGTCATCATTCAAGACTCTCCAACATTCCATCACCAATCCTGGGTCTCTCCAAACCACATGTGCCTCTCTTCTCGCTATCTTCAAACATGCCGGCATTAAGACCGATCGTCCTGCTGTATGGAAAGCCTGGTATGATCTCTATCACCCTCTGTCCTCGGAAATTACCAAACAACGAGAAAGCAACGTCCCCACTGACAACCAAGAACGAGCTCGTGTTGAATGGGATTCTGTCACCAAGGCTGTTGATATCATGAGCCGTAAGGAATATGGGAGTCGTAATCATGTCCTTCTCTCTATCTATACGCTTTTACCACCGCGTCGTCAAGAAGATTATCATGCTGTATATATATACCAAGATCCAACTGATACCACTCCTAAGACGGATCATCATGCTTATATTGATTTGACCCTATCTAAACCTGTTATTCATGTTAAAGACTTCAAAACTGCGGCTGCTCTACAGCCTTGGACCAAAGAAATACCCCCACGGCTCGTCAATATCATCAAAAAAAGCTTGCTAATCGATCCTCGGCAGTATCTTCTCACACAGAAAGATGGCAAACCCTATACTAGCGCTAATAGCTTCACACAATTCAATAACCGTGCCCTCAAAAAGATGTTCGGTGATCATGTCACATTGAACTCGTTACGACATAGTTACTCTACAAAAATCAAACAGGATAATGATATGTCTGTTGGTGAACATAAACAAATCGCGAAAGATATGGGACATAGTCAATCCACTAACATGGTCTATGCCTTCATCACTCCTCCTAAGAAAAAACGCGCTCCTCCTAAAGTCTAGATACGAGACAGTTCCGCCATAATCGTTTCCAAGCCAAACATCGTCACTTCTTTATTATCCACTCTCATACAGCGTTCTACCAGTTTTTTTGTATACTCCACATGATCGCGAATTCGAGCTAATTCCGCTTTTAGGTTTACCTCTGTTGAAGAGGCTTGTTCAATAGGCTGTTCCAATACTACTACCGTCTTTCGCTGTTTTTTCTTTGGGATTAATTTAGTTACGTCACCTACTTCCGATGGTACAGGCGATGCTTCCTCTATATCCTCCATTGTAATCGATTCATTCTCTTCGTTGCCTGTTAATTCTTCTGGCTTGACGCTTTCTGATTCCACGTCTCGGCGGACCTTCTTGTAATTTTTCAAGAAGGACTTACGGTGTTTGTCACATTCTTCGAGACCCTTTTTATAACCCGTTTCAGTCCACGCTGTCACCAATGCCTCTTTCACTTTCGGTTCTTGCATGATCTTCATCATTGATTCCATACCATGTCCGTAACTGCTATCGCTTCCCCACTTCTTAGGCATCTTTGCCTTCTCGAAGAAACTCTTGTCATTTACGAGTGAGTCCCAAAAGGGCATAGACGATTGGGTTTTGTCAGTGAATCCATGCGACTCTATCAAAGCAATCAAGTGATTTGTCACATTGTCAACTTGTTTTCCATTTGAGGAGGCTTTTAGACGTTGGTACAGAGTCTCCGCGATATCAATCGTTTCTTGAAGGGTGGTCATCTTTTATGTATATGGATAGATTATCTTTAAATCAGTTTTTTGTGACATATGTGACATGTCACATATTATGAAAAAGAATTTATGTATCATTTCACTAGAAACATTAAACATCTTCAATCTTCTTTTTGTACAACAAATGCTCTTTGACAGAATGTCCCAACAGTTTTGCGTTCTTAAATACTCCATTTGTATCATTAAAATCCTTTGTATTTACAAAACTATGCCGCATCATACTCACCGTAAACCTCTTTCCAAATACTTTTTCTAATGTTCGATTTGCAAAACGGGTATAGCTATTATCTTTATATGGTTGGCCATCCACGCTCACAAACAGATATTGTCGAGGATTTGACTCTAAACTCTTTTCGATAATACGTTTTAAAACTTCCGGTAACATTCGCTCTTTTTTTCCGTACGCAGTTGCCGTCTTATATTCCTGTAAAACTACTCTCGGATTTTCTCTCATTACAATGTAATTTCCTTCTTCCACATCGGGTTCATCTTCATAAATCTTTACTGCACCATAATCCTGACGCATTGGCTCTATCAAGCTATACATCGCTAACAGAAGATGGTCTTTGCTTGCGTAAGATGTGCGGGCCAATTCTTGTTCTTTTTCTAAAACTTTGTCCCAAGACACCCAGTTGGCCTGTTCCTTCGCAGTCGCTTGTTGATCAATATAGGCTTGTTCAATCTTATTATCAATTTCGCTAAAAAGCTCTTGCCATGTTTTCCATTTTCCTGGATGAAGAGTTATCGTGTCTTTGTTGTGTTTTATCATCGCTTTCACTGCTGCGATATACGCTTTTTGTGTCTGCGGTGCATCGTGAGCCGCTTTGATAGATTCAACAATCTCCTCTGGGTGATCAATGATCCATTCGAATGACTTATTCGTCATCTCGACTAATCCTAATAGCTTGTGACGGTACTGTTTCTTCGTTAGCTCTGCCAACGGAGCCTCCATCAGAGTCGTAAAGTAGATATGGGTTTCCATGTGATATGGATAGATGATCACGCTTTACTTTCCATTTTTTGTGATTTGCGTTGAAAAACACGTTTTGGGCGCGCCCGGAGCCCCGCAGGGGGCGGAGGGTAGACCCCCGTCAGGGGGTCTGTGGGCGATAGCCCACCAAGTGGCGGAGCCACTCCCTTACATAATCTTTGCAGGTTTTTGCCTATTTTTGCAGTTTTTTGCAGTTTTTTGCAGGTGCCGCAGTTTTGGGCAGATTTTGGCAGTTTCTAACATTTTTCAGCATTTTTTAGCATTTTATGTTTACTTCATTCATTAACGCTACTCAGACCCGTCCCACACCCAAGGGTCAAAAAAATTTTAGGGGGGGGGGTCAAAACCTCTAGGTACCTGCTTAATACCAATTTTACTTTTTTAATACTAACATTTGCTTTTAATACATTTATAGATTTTGTCAATTTCCGTCAGATTTTGTCAATTTCCGTCAGATTCCGTCAAAAGGACTTAAAGGTTATTTTTATAGTAGTGATTAAGAAAGATGTCTTGCAAAGAAGATTACACTTGTACCCGATGTGGCTACGGAACAAAACATAAAGGCCATATGAAACTTCATTTATATGGTAAGAAGAAACCCTGTCCAGCCGTTGCTGTAGACATTGTTCTCACCGATGATATTAAAGAATACATTCTCGCTAATCGCATTTATCGGGTTCCCGTTGCTCCTCCCCCTCCTACCATCAATCAAACCATTAACAACTTTCAAAATATGAACAACTTCCTCTCTACTATCGATCCGGTTCAGAAACTCACTCAGGTCACCGATTATTGTAAAGTCGAGATCAAATGTCTTGAGGATCGTATCGGAAACTGTTACGCAAAGGAAATTCAATGTCTTGAAGATGGTAATAGATATGACCCTCTCCATCAAGACGATTTCATGGGCATTGTGAATAAACTCACCAAAGTCATTCGCGGTGAACATCGAAACGAATTCTTCGAAGAAATGAATGTGATCTATGACTCTAAATCAAAACGGATCAAAGTCTATAGTGGTCAATGGGATGAATACCTTCTTAACAATGGTCTCAAACATCTCATTCATACTATTATAGAGTATTATCTCGAGAAATATGAACTATATCTCATCCGCAAACTCAGTCAATCCGGTATCCGACTCTTTGATCATAACATGTTTATCCAATCCATTGAAGAGTATTATCGTTTCATTGGAGCCTTCGAACTCAAACCGTTTTGTCACGGTAAAACAGACGATGAATTACTCGAAAACGGATCAGATGATGATGCTGTAGCACGACGCTTTGAAGCCATCTACCAAACCCAATACAATGGTCTTACCAATGCTCAACGCAAAACCACACAAAACAATGTCCTCGAAATTATCAAATCCAACTCCAAGTGTAATCTCACACAACTCGATAAAGATATCATCTCACTCGTCAATATCGATCGAGAATTTCATCAAGTCTTATTGGCACAATTCAGTGCTCAGGAATAAAACCATACAAAACATATTTGTTTCATATGTATACAAAACTTATTCTATGAATAAATTAATATGGAACAGAATACAACACCAGAAACGCTTTTAAATTTAGTAAACCGAAAAAAGGCTCTACTAATACAGATTAAACAAACAACAAAAAAAACCGAACGTTTACAACTGTACACACAACTACGAAACGTGTTTAGTTCTATGAATACAGTTAACGATGTATTATATAGAGAAAAATACAAGGTTACCTGGGCCAAAAACTTTAATTATATCAGCGGTCAATTAGCTGGTATAAATGAAATTATTAGTGAGTTGAATTCGAAAAAACGAAATGTTGGAGGCAGCAAATCCAAAACACCACAACCTTCCGCCAACCGAGTTGTTGTCCATGGACGCAATCGTATCGTCTATATTGGACCTCGTGGCGGTAAGTATATCAAAAAAGATGGATCCTTCGTTCCCATTTAGATTACGCTTTCCACATATGCCTTATTTATGATATTCATGAGGTTTTCAGTAAAATTGGATGTTTCTCTATTTTTAATACCAACTGTAGTCATATTCTAGTATAACATGCATCTTTCTATCCCTGAACGAATTGTTTATGCATTGATTGCTTTCTTCGTATTGCAATCTATTTATCATATTCTATGTATTATCACCAAAATAGCATACAAATACCCACTTGGTTTCACTCGATTTGTTATCATCCCTTGTATTCTATACTATCTTATCCCCTTCTGCTATATCCCAGGTGTTTGGATTTCATTCTATATTCTATTCATTCTCGCCGTATTCCACTCGTAAACTCTGATTGTTCTTACAGATTTCATCTTCCCAACACTCGGATTTACGTCTTGGCATTTATCGGGATTCTTTTTTGGATGCTATCGGCAAACCTATAAAATCGTCTTGGCGGAGGCAGTGGGCTTTTATTTTCCGGATTTTTTCCCACTAGGGATTTCAGAGAAATCTCATCGGGTCAACGCTGTGAAATCCCGATTTTAACGTTTTTCGGGATTTTTATCGGAATGAATCCTGATGAAATTTACTAAAAATCCCGATCTGAATAAAGGGGTATACTTTTTTTAATCTCTTAGTGGTAAATAAAGGTATAGGATGGGTAATAATAATTCCGCTATTAATAATGTCGTACATCATGACATTGTGCATGGTATTCATGAGAAAGTTAAGGATAGAAATAACGAAGATTCTCTATATCAAATTAAAAAATTAGACCCAGATAAGATTACTGACATTGAGGGTATGTTTGAAAAACCTACGACTGGTGCTGACCCTAGTAAGCCGATACCACCTATTAATAGACTACAAACAAATCAACCATTTCCTAAGCTTAAAGCGGGTGAACAAATGTATGCACTCTATGATAAACATATCGTACATAATGACAATAGAACAGGTGTTAACAAGTTTTTCAATGACACATTCAGATCTGCTGCTATGACATTCAATGATAAAAACCATGATTATCAAGAAGAAACTATCATCCTATGTCAAGGGAAAATCGAGAGTAATAAATTAACTGTTAGTAACTGGAAATCTTATACTATGAATGCATTAACCGATAATACCACGACTGGAGGTGCCAAATATAATCGCAAAAAAAAATCGCCCCCTAAGAAGAAAAAAAAAACACAGTCTACTACTAGATAAATTCATTTTTTACCTTTTTTATCTTTTTCTATACTAAAGCTTACTATGGCATCATCTGGTATACCTGCTGTTTCTAGTACTACATCTCTTAGTTTTACAGGAGAAAAGCCTGTATACATTTTAAAGCGTGCTAATAATATCGAAGAAGGAGGGTGGTTTTCGCTTTCGCAAGGTAGTAAATTAGATCGTATTGGGGATGATACGTTATTGAAATATATTAGTGTTGATGATTCTGTTAAGCAAGCAGCTATTGAACTGCTTGGAAACGCTACACCAGAGCAGTTAAGTGAAGTTCTACACCAATTAGAAAAACCACTCATTAGCAAAGGCCCTAGACAACCTGATAACAGAATATATATTAGACATAAACGCAGAGTTTTCGGATTTGTTGATATTCCTAGTGGTACTAGTGATGAAAACCAACAAAAGATTAATAATGCTATTTTGGCCATTATTAAAAATAGCCCTAATAGCCCTAATAATATGGCTGCTGAGGCTGCTGAGGCTGCAGCTGATACTGCTGCTACTCCTCAGGATGTAGCTGCTGCTGCTGCTAAGGCTGGTCCTGGTACTGCTGCTGCCAAAGCTGCTGCTGCTGCTGCTGCTGCTGCTGCTGCTGCTGTTACTGCTGCTGTTGCTGGTGCCACAGCTAAACATGTTGCTGATGCTGCCATAGCTGCTGCTGCTGCTATTACTACTCCTTCTGATGATAATACCCATATTCAAATTGATGTTTTCGATATTTTCCTTGGATCCATGAAGAACAAATTCTTTAGATACATACAATCTTCTGGTATTATTCCCAATCCTACCAATATACAACATGATATCGAAACTTATTATGCTATCCAAAAAACTTCCGGTGGTAGTGAATTACCTAATATCACTCTTGATGCTTTCAAAGAAGCAAAACCAAATAGTCAGAGTAAAATCTTTCATGATTTATCTACTTCCAGTATTAAAAATACTCTTGCTTCTAAAACAATTACTGGCAAAAAACATGATGGCATTTTCGCTTTCATCTCTTCCGATACTAGTACAGGTCCAAGTACAGGTACTAAAATAGTTTTCTTCCCAAGAAATCTTGATTATCTTAAGTCTGATAATAAATCTTTTAAACAGAAGGCTATTGATGTTTGGGTTGAAATAACATTAACGAAACCTTCTGCTTCTACTACTACTCCTAGTGTTGGATCTATAGATAGATATAATATCAATAAACCTATTACTAAGGGCGGCTATAATAGCAAGTCTAATATCATGTCTAATAAGAATATTAAGTCTACTAAGAAATCTACTATTCAGTCTCCTAAGAAATCTAATAAGAAAATTCAGTCTCCTAAGAAATCTAATAAGAAGTCTACTAAGTAAATTTAAGATTTTAACGAATTTGCTTTTTCCATTTTTTTGTTTCTAGCTCTATTATAGTAATTATTGACTATGAGTACATACAGAGATACGAGTCAGACTATACCCGCTAGAAGGGTTAATACAAATACGGATACGATTACGAATACGAATGCGAATACGAATACGAATCCGGATAC